AATCCTTACGGAGCGCGGTGCATCTTTAACTCAGTTCCAAACAGGTAAAGCACCGTGGTGGGCTGTGTTTGCTGAGAAGCTAGGTGAGAGTGGTATATTGTCTAAGCAGTTTGCTGACCAAATCATAGCCAATGTGAACCGTGCGGCATCTGAATCTATACAAGAGTTGACTGACGGTATTGCATTGAGAACAACAGCAGACTCTGCTAGTATTGGTCAGGGTGTTCTTGACGTTGTGTCTTCAGCTAGAGTAGCACTACAAGATGCTTATGGTGAAGGACTAGATGATATATTATCTAAAGTAGGTAACAAACAAGTTGACATATCTGCCATTAAAGCACCTTTACAGAAGTTCTTAAATAAAGACGTTATTGTTAGTAGAGGTTTTAGCGAGACTGTTGACCCTAAGACAGGTAAAATAGTTAAAAAGCCTTTTACTAAAGAAACAACAGCATTATCTGAAGATTCTTTAAACTACATTAAGCAAAACATAGCACCTTTCTTAGATGCTCCGCAGATGGATGTGCGGTCTTTGCTATTACTTGATAAAAGGCTTTCTAAGGAACTTCGTCAGCTAGGTGATATAAAGGGTAAGAATTACAACGAAGCGGCTCACAGAGAGATAGGGGAGCTTCAGGACATACTCAAGGACACAATGGTTCGTATTATCGGACAGGCTGACCCAAAAGTAGCCCAACAGTACAAAAACTTGAAGAGTTCCTATAAGCAGGGTCTTGAGGGTTTGTTACCTAAAATAAATAAAAATGTAATACTAAGGGCAGAAGGTGCGGACTACGACGCTCTTGGTAATTTACTAGTCAGACAAACCAATGTAAGTAAAATACAAGCTATGTTGAGTAGTGTAGACGAGGCTTACAGACAACTAGGAAGAGCAGGGGCTAAAAAAGGGGACATACCTTATAATACAGCTAAGGATGCTAAGAAGGCAATCAGAGCAGGATTCATTAAGAATCTCTTGCCTGACGTAGGTGAAGCAGGTTTTGATATAAAAACATACAGCAACTTAGCCAAAGAGTACGCTAAACCTAACAATGATAAAAGACTTAAGGTTATCATGGGTGAGGACTACGGACGAGTTAAACAGCTATTCAATTTGTTTTCAGAAGCCAGTGAAAGTCCTACAGGTAACTTAGGTACTATCTTCCTACGGGGTAAGGAATACTCTGGTGCTAGTGCTTTGCTTGCAACAGGAGCAGGTGGAGTAACAGGAGGTGTTGTAGGTGCTACAGCGGGTCTAGGTGCTGTACTTGGTATACCTTTTGTTTTAGCCAAGATTACTTCTAGTCCTAGAGCAGTAAACAGACTGTTAGCTTTTGAAAAGAAACAGTTTAAATCACCAGAGGCAATGGAAACAGCTAGTCTTCTTGTTGTTAGTGACATCATGGAACTATTGACTGATGAAGAGAAAGCTGAAGTTCGTGAAACTTTAAGACCTAAGGATTAATAATGACTCTACCCCAAAGCAGTAGTTGGATTGCAGACATTTTAGCAACATTACCTGACGATAAAAAACAGGAGTTTGTTAAGGACTTAGCTTATAATCAGCTTTCCTTCGCTCCTGTGTCTGGTGAGGTTATAGCCGCTAAGGAAGCCAAAGAGTTCTTTGACAAAGGTAAGACAGGGATGGGTATGTTGGCAAGTCTAGGTGCTTTGCCGCTTGCAGGTCCACTTGTACGCCCTGCGTTAAAAGGCATTGGTAAGACCGCAGGGGCTGTAACTAAACCTCTAATGAAGCTACGTGACCCTGAGTTACGAGGGAATGTCTTAGCGGGTCAAAGTAACTATATTGATAACTACTACGCCCCAAGTGCGGACGTAACGCCTACTACTCTTGAGAAGAAAGTAGCTGAACAATATTTAAAGTTTAAAGGTAGAGACACCAAACCTGCAATGATTGACAGGACTGCTCAGGCAGGTAGGGGTATGCTTAAGTGGGCGGCTGATGCTCCTGCTAATGTTTTAGATGCGGCTCTTAATCCCGTGTCTCGTGCTTTGTTTAAAGAAACAGGAATCAATAGACGTAGCCAACAAAAGATACGAAAGCTATTGATGGGAGGAAGTGAAGACCCTAAACAACTATCACGCTTGTTAGACAAAGCAACTGCTCAAGGCATTTATATGATGCATACAGGACAGCAAGCAGGTAGATTAGGTAAGCTATCACCAGAACTAGAAGAACTAGCATCGTACTCTTACTTAGGGGATGCCTACGTTCCTGCTACAAAAGAAAACTTCCTTAAAGGTGTCAAACAAACAGAGACACTACGTGACGGTAAAAAACTGTATGTACCGCCTAAAGACTTAGAGACAGCTTACTCCTTCTTTGAAAAGAACTTTAACTTACGGGATGGTGCTAAACTGGTAATCAAACAGCCAACAGGTAAGTCTGGTAATCACTTGGGTGATTTAGTTACTAAGAATCCTACCAATGCCGCAGGAAGAAAAGCCGCTGACAAGATGAAAAAAGAAGGAATGAAGAGAACTCCCAACAACTGGCGTGAAGCGTTGATTGAGCAGTCAGACGATGGTAAGAACTTCAGCGTGTTACGTCAAGACAAAGACGGTGGTGTTTGGGTTCGTTCAGGCACAGCGGCTAAACCTTTTGTAGGGACTGCTGTTGTAGAGGGAGGCGTAGCAGGTTATTCCAAGATGTACCCCAACGGGAACACAATCAGCTTTATGTATGACCAACATGACTTCCTAGAAAAGATACCCGCTGTGGGTGACATACTTTCAGAGGTGTTGCCTAAAGATGTAGTGGCGGTTGCAGGTCCGATTCATCACAATATATTTAGCAACAAGTGGGGCAAGAATCTTGAATATAGAAAGTCCTCTACTACTGAAACACCAACATTAAAGAAAGACCCAAGCAGAATGACTCAAGAAGAATTACAAGGTCTTTTAACTGACATAACAACTGTAAGACCTAGCGGCACAGGAGTGGCTAAAGAGGCGGCTAAGGTTGGAGCAGGGTTCTTGACGGGAGCAGGAGCAGTAGAAGGTACTAGACGTTTAATGGAAGACGAAGAATAAAGGGGGCATTGCACCCCCTTAGTTTTACTTTAGACTATCTCACACGCGCCTCCAGTACACGCTAGTTCTTGCGAACCTGTAGTAGTGTCTTCCTTCTCAAAGTGTTCTAGGTCTTCCCAATTTACATCAACTGGCATAGCCGCTAGTAACTCCTCATACTTCTCAGCGGTTATGTCCTCATAAGGGGCTTGCTGATAAACATGGTCACTAACTGGCAACAAGCTGATACCACTGACAGTGTCGAAGTTTTCCCATATCCATTGGGATACTTGGAGGAACTCGTCATCTGTATAATAAACAGTGATACTTGGCTTATGTTCACACCAATAGTCTTGGTACTTCTTCCAAAGTTTTAACTGTTCCATAGCACCCACTTGCTTTACTGTAGTACTGCTGTCGGGTGACTTGATTGGGAAGCTAAACACCAACGAGGACTTACTCATTACGTCATCTTCTACAGGAAAACCTGCGGCTGTCATGTACTGAGCAAGCGGGTCTTTCTTGTCTGAACGTACTCTACGAATGTAATGTTTAGAAAAACGGGGATGTATGCCGCTAGCAGAATCAACAAGCTGAGACACAGTACCGCTTGGCTTAACACAAGTAATAGCTGTAGACTGATTGATGCCAAGTTTGTCAGCCCATTCTTTATTCGTTTTAATAGCAACATCTTTCATCTCCGTTAGCCACTTCTCTATGTCTGGCGAATCTTTACCTAATAGATAGTGGTCGCAAATTCCAGTTAAGCTGACACCCAATAGTGCTTCTTCCTCAGTGTTTCTTTTCCAGATGTTTCTCAAGTATCGGAAGTCAGTCAGGGTAGCCTGTAGTGAACCAATGATTGCGGCTACTTCCACTTTCTTTTTAAGACTAACCAAGTCATCGTCTGCTCTGATTACTATCTCTGATAGGTTACAGAACTGATTACTACGTAGGATAATCTCAGAGCAAGGGTTAGTACCAAAGGAATGCTCAGGGTCTCTACGACCATTCTTAGCGGCAATCTTCTGTGCCGCAACGCGACTAAAGATACCACGCTCACCTGCCTTACTGTCATACATTGTGTGCATCTCTGCTAGGTATGACTCAAAGTCTGGCTTCTCTGTGTATGACACACTGTTGTTAGCCAATGCACGTTGACCTTCGTTACGCCACCAGTCCCCTGACTTAGCCTTAGCCATACGAGGGTCTGACAAGTTAGATAAACTAATCAATGCTGACCTACGTACACCACCGACTACAACAACCTCAGCAATCTTACAGCAGATGTCGTGGCACTCAATACTGGTGAGCCTACGACCCTTAGCCTTTTGGAATATACCTACACAGAATATGAACAAGTCCTCAAGAGGCTGTGAGCCTGACGCACGACCACCAAAGGTCTTGAGTCTAGCACCCGCGGGTCTTACCTTGTGCATATCCCACTTGGGTACTTTACCTGCATACAACATAGCAATCAACTCTCGGAATGCACTAGCCCAACCAATCTTGCTGTCGGCTACTACAATCGTTGTGTCAGTCTCATGGAATGACTCAGCAACTGTGGGTAGCTTGTCAATGAACTGACGCTCAACACTGAACCCTACTCCAGTACCGCACATAAGGACGTACATCATCTCGTCAAAGGACTTCTGGTGGTCTATGTGTAGGTAGCTACAGTTAAACCCTGCTACGTTGTCCTTGTCCAGAGCCTCACCTGCAGTCATTAGACAACGCATACTAGGCATTACATCTAAGTTGTATATAGCCTTGTACATCTTCTCACCGTCAGCCTTAGTTATCTGACCACGGTTATCCCAGAAGTCTACGTAACGCTGTACTGTCTCTGCCCATGTCTCTCGTCTGCCTTCCTCTGGTAGCCACCGAGCGTAACGGGACTTATGTATAAACTCTTGATACTCATTCATTTCTTAACTTCCTTCTTTTTGTCTTTAGATTTCTGTTTGTTAAAGATAGCGTCCCAGTTGTCTGCGAACTTCTTACCATCGGTAGGTCTTTGGGCTGACCCCTTGCCTCCGTGTGTCTGCCCCTTCATCTATCCACCTCAGATATAAGTTTGTTCAAGTACCACTGTGCTTTCTCTAAGTCCTGTACTGCTTTACCTTTACGCTCGTACCGCCATAGATACTTCAGTGTGTTACCTTTGAGATAACCTTTGAATGCTTCGGGTGTCATGCTTTCCTCTATGGCTTCTATACATTCAATGTTACCATAGTTGTAATGGCTAGGATGATTAACAACATCTTCCGTTGGTTCGTCAGGGTTGTTCGTCACGTACTCTTCATACTTCTTTACTAACTTGGGGTGCTTGTTCCGAAGTGCATCCCAATCAGCAGGGGTTGCATCATCAATACTCATTGTCGTCCTCCGTAAATAACTCTCTGTTCCTGATTAGTCTGTCCTCGAAAGCATCAAGCAAGTCCTCTACTGTGATGTCTAAGGTTTCTACTACTAACACTACATCATAGTCTCTTGCTATAGCCTCCTTCAGTTCCTCTAATGTATATGACATCATTCCTTTCCTTCTACATATTTTACAAGTTCTTGTGCTGTGTGTAGCGTGTAGTGTTTGAAACCCTCCTTGTCACACCACTGTCCCATAGTAATCTTACCGCCCTTACGCACCTTCTTATTAGGATTAGATAACAAAAATATTAATTCCCAGTTATCTTCTAATATTGTATCACGAATTGACTTATATTTCAAGGTGTCACCGATACGAAAGAAACCTTTTACCTCAATCATTACCTTCTTATCTTCGTGTACAAAGTCTGGTTTGTAGTGTCTGTGTACTATATAAGGTACATCAAACGGTTCATACTTAAAGCCTTTACGTTTTACCTCCTTTGAAAACTCTTTCTCTAGTGCTGACCTGTACTTATTCTT